GACTATGGGCGGCAATGCAACTGGTGTCCGTTCTTGACACCTTGTGTGTTCGATCGAAAAGGCATTGACTCCAGCATGATACTGGAGCAGCAATACACCGTCGTTGATCGGAATCAAGTACGCAAACATGCCACTTTTACAGAGGACAACACCGCAGAAGACAGTCCCGATTAAAGCATTCGTAGTCTATCTAGAAGATGGACGAGTCATCCAAGTCCTTGTGGACGGGGGAGAAGGGTTCTTTAGAGAAGAGATCGTGGCGGGAACCAAGCTCTCTTTTACTACACACCAATGCTTTGTAGCGAAAGGTCGAGCGAAACTTCTAACACTATTCGAGCCGAGAGGGGGTGAAGTGAGCGTACAAGAACCAGAAGTTCCTGAAGAGGAAGAGACTGATGATGATGAAGAAAGTGAAACGGAAGACGAGTGATTAAAGGTTCAGAACCAATTAAAGACAGAATTGTATTTGTCAAGGCATTGATTTATGGTCAAGCTGGCGCTGGGAAAACTCGTTTCTGTGCTGATGCTCCGAAGCCTATGTGGTTCGACTTCGAGTCCAGCACAGAAACACTCAGACATTGGCCTGAATACGAGCATCTACCTGTCAAGAAGCCGAGAGATATAGATGAACTCAGAAGAGATGTTGAAGCAGCAGTTCGAGACCCAGATGTTGAAACCATCGTTATTGACACTATCACAACCAGTTTGGATTATTACTTACGACAACGCATGGACTCTGTTGCTGCCAAACGGGATAAGTATACACTATATGAAGCCGATTACAAGTACGCCACACAGGTTTACACAGATCTTTTCGGATTCCTTCAAGACCAGCCTATCAATGTCGTCATCGTTGGGCACGAACGTATATTTCGCGATGTTGACACTGGAAGAGTTACAGGAATTGTACCAGATATTACTCCAAGATTACAACAGGCCGTCACAAGACTTGTCAACGTGGTCGGTTATTTTGAAGCCGAACCCTCATCTGTTAAAGGAGTCACAAGAAAACTATATCTAAATAGAACCAAGGTCATTGAGGCCAAGAACCGTTTGAACATACAACAGGTGTTCGTTGAGAACCCCGAATGGAAAGAGATTTTTGATGTCTGAAGATTTCAAGATTAACTTTGGTGATGCCAAGGTTATCAAGCTTCCCGACGAAGGTACTTACTTGCTCGTAGTCTCTGACTACGTTGTCAAGCCTGCGAAGAATGAGGAGAGTCGGAGCAAGGGCTTCAACGTGTCTCTCATCTTTCAATTCGTGGACCCGACAGAAGGACATGAGAACTTCAAGGTCTACCACAACTTGTGGGTTAGTTACGATAACCCGTGGGCAGCCAAGATTTTCTTCGATGCCCTGACTGGTAAGGAATTGGATTCGGAGATGGATTTGTCCGATCCCAATGAATTCATCGGGGAGAAGGTGATGGCTTCTTTGATTCATGAAAGCTACACCGGCAATGACGGAACGACGAAGACGAAGTTGGCTGTTGCTTCAGCACAAAGCTTCTATCCCGCTCCGTTCTGATCCCTGAATAGTTCGCCACTGGTAGGTATGAATTCTGCGCCCGCGGGAACGTATCTACCAGTGGCTCTATTTGTCTCTGGAAGGAAATGGAAAGCGAACTTGATAGATACGTTCGGATGGCCTTCTCAGGACTTGAAGGCTATGTTTACTCCCCGATCAAGAAAGCAGACTCCTGGGAACAGAAATACTTTGAGTACCCACGAGACGAAGAGAAGATAAAGGATTGGGTACGCACCAATGCTTACGATACTTCGGCTGACGTTTACATTTCTCCTGTCCTGTATAATAAGCCTCAGGCTATCAAGGCTAATTTTCAGACGAGTCAAGTGGCTTGGGTTGAGTTCGATGGAGAGAGATACATCGACTTCCTCAACCTGCCGAGACCAACAGCAATAGTCCAAACATCCAGTGAAACACACTGGCATTGCTATTGGAAGATCGACCCGGTAAATGGACAAACTCTCGAAGATATCAACCGGCGGCTAACGTTCTACCTACAGGCTGATACCTCTGGATGGGATTGCACACAGTTACTTCGTCCCCCAGGTACATTCAACCGGAAGAAGAGCCGTCCTGTTCTCCTGAGTTCCTTTGAAGGGACTCATCACGAACTGCCAGTCTTTGACGTAGCTCCCAAAGTGGAGAGGGCGGTTGAATCAACTGTAGTTCAATCTCAACTTCTCCCGATTCGTGACGTATTACACGGGAAGGAACTAAGTACCCTTCTGGTAAAACAGATTCGTCTGGAGAATCCTGTTGAGCCACATCGTTCTTCTTTCATGGCGAAGGTAGCCAACGAGCTAGCCGAGGAAGAATTCACTCACCTGGAAATCGTGTCGTGTCTGTTTGAGATCGACAATCGGATTCAAAAATTCACGGGCCGCACAGATCAGTTGCTACGGCTTAGTCAGCTTGCTGATTACGCCTTAGCAAAACACCTAGCGGCCGAACAGATCACAGTATATACACCGTTACAGATCATTGAGTTCACAGAGGATTTAGTATGGATACTTCCCGGCCTACTGCACTCGACGGGGCAAGTAATCGTCTCGTCTGCACCCGGTGTTGGCAAAACGCAACTGTTATTGCAGCTCTCTTATATACTTCTAACCAAAGCAACTTTCCTGGGGATGCCCATAACCGACTCTTTGGAGCACTCCATACTCTTCATGAGCTTGGAAATGGACGTGCGAACTCTGAAATACATTTTCTCACACCAAATGGTAGAGTGGTCTTCTCAACCAGAAGGCTTCCATATCACTGATGAGCCGGGAAGTTTCGCCAAGTACGAGAAGCTGATCGAGCAGTATCACCCTACTGTAGTTATCATTGACAGCTTATCTGAACTCCTTGAATTCACAGAGGATGCTAATGGTGAAGCTAAGAAGGTGATGCGCTGGTGTAGGAGAATACGAAGACATTTTCAATGTGCTGTCATCTTGATTCACCACAACAGGAAGGCGACTGAAGGTAACAAGAAACCTAAAGGACTATCGGACCTGGCATATAGTTTCCAGTTCGGCAAGGATACTGATACTGTCATTCAACTTTGGGAAGATCATAAGGGTCTAGAGTTCTCAACAGTCAAGACACGCTTCGGTCCGAAGCTAGAATTTCTCATCACCCGTAATCAGAACTTGTGGTACAACAGAAAGGAGGAAGCAGTTGTTAGTAACAAGTCCGAGCCAGTTCAACCAAATCAAACAAGAGCTTTTGGCATCGACGTTAGTTTCGGTGGACACGGAAACCAACTTCACAAACCGATTGCCGGAGAGATTTCTCCTGGGCCTAGCGATAACGACAGACCAAAATAGTTACTACATCCCTGTAGGGCATGAGTCATTCATGGGTTCCGATCCTGGGAACCTTGAAGTGCCGAAGGATCTTTTCGATAGCGTCACCTGTCCAGTAATCGCCCATAATATGAAGTTCGACTTCGTAACCCTCAAGAGAGCCGGTATACTCCTGCCTGTAGCGAACCTCTGGTGTACGATGATGATGGCGGTCTACATCAACGAGGGAAATAAGGGCAAGGATGCGGGCCACGATCTGGATACAGTCCTAAAGAAATACATGGGCGAGCAGAAGAGAAAGGTCGAAGCAAAGTCACTAGCCAAGTTTGGCTGGACACAAGCTCCCCCAGAATTCATGGCAAAGTATGCCGAAGCAGACTGCCAACCACTCCCACAACTTTACCGGATACTTCGTCCGAAACTTTCTGATCCGATTGTAAAGCTATGGGAGGAGGTTGACAGAGATTTTATGCTATGTCTTGGAGAACTTGAAAACCAGGGAATACCAATTGACAGGGAACTCTGTGATCGTTTGAACCAGAAATGTCTAGTTCGAATGAATCAGATTCGGGAAGAACTGGGATTCGATCCAGCCAAATCATCTCAACTGCATCCCAAACTCTTCGCCGATCCTCCATTTGGATTAGGTTTGAAGCCCGCATCTTTAACTCCTACTGGTAAACCGAACGTGTCACTGGATTGGCTTCAGTCCGTGGGCCATCCTGTCACCGCTCTCATCTATGAGTATAGACGAACTGCCAAACAACAGTCAAGCTATTTCTCGTCATACCTTGACCTGTCTACCAGGGACGATCCAAGAATCCACTGCAACTTCAAGCAACACGGCACGGAGACGGGTCGTCTGTCCTGCGAGCTACCCAACCTGCAACAGATACCGAGGGAAGAATATAAGAATGCGGATGTTAAGAAGGTCTTCCTTCCTGAAGACGGGAAACAGCTTTGGGAAGTGGACTTCAGGACCATTGAGTATAGACTACAAGCGGTCTATGCAGCGGATCGAAAGCTTATCGACCTTTTTGAGCAAGAGGGAGATTTCCATCAACTCGTTGCTGATGACCTATCAGCGAAGCTCGGGGTTAAGTTTCCCAGACAACAAGCTAAAACAGTCAACTATCTTATGTCGTATGGTGGTGGGAAACAGGTACTTGCTAAGGCTCTCCGTGTCCCAGTATCAGTGGCCCAAAACATCCATGCCGCTTATAGAGCTTCGTATCCTCTGATCTTCGACAAAGCAACTGAGGCACAATATGCAGCCGATGCAAACAACCTTGAAATACCCATGTGGTCTGGAAGAGTCAGACATTTCACTTATCCGTCAGAGACTCACAAGGCTTTCAACGCCGTTATCCAAGGCGGAGCTTTTGAGATTGTTAAGCGATCTATGCTCAAGCTGCGAGCAGCAGGATTCCTTATGTCGAACCAAGTTCATGACTCTGTATGGCTGAACGTGGATAAGGAGTCTGACGTTATCGAAGCCGAAAACATCATGAGCGGCTGGACCAAGGAATTCTTTGGTCTCAGCTTTAGAACAGATAGAAAGAAATTGAGATGACAGAAGAGTGTCCTCTATGTCATGACGTCTTCATAGTCCGGTGTGATGGTGCTGAATGTCCACTTGCTCCACATATAGAGCATTGGATTGTTTGCACAGATCCATTTAATATGCATGGCTTACAAAGCGAACGTTATGAAGAGGTAGTGTTCAACAAAGCTCTGACACCTGAAGAAGTAGCCTTTATAGAAGAGCACTTGACCAAGAAATGGAAGGTATAATGAAAGTTATCATTGGAGAAACCAAGCAAGGTTTCATCATGACTGTCGATGACGGAGAAGAGTCGAAGACCTACCGTTTGAAATGGATGGAGGGATGCGGTATATATCATGCCTTGTCAGATATTATAGGCAGTCCATCCTTTCGACTTCACGATCCCAGGAGTTACGATCCAGAAGTGAGAAACGAGCAAACGGTTTTCGAGTGAAGATACTAGCTATTGATCCCGGCAAGACTACTGGTTGGGCTGAAATCAACGTAGAAGATCAGGTGATTTCTCTAGGTATTTTTGGCAATACGAAAGACACTACTCTCGTTGAATTGATCCCGAACATCAAGGAAGCAGACGTAGTAGTCTGCGAAGCTTGGTTGACTAGACCGAAGAACCTACAGAGGGGTGCGTTTGATTGGGACCCAATGATTACCCCGCAAGTGATTGGTTCCCTCC